AGTAAACCCGTTTGTAGGCTTAGATTTAATAATCTGGTTTGTTTGATCGCTTTTCTCATTGTCTCGAATAACGATTCAATTGTAGTAACTTCAACCTTACCCGCTTTTTTATCGGGACTGGTTGACGCTTTTTTAGACCACGGCAATTTATAGTCCGCATTGTTTTTAAGTGTAGGCACAAAATCCACATTAAAATGTAATGCTCTCATGGCGGATTGTGCATATTCAACAAAGGTTTTTTTAGCCATTAAACCTTGTGCGTCCGCATCAATAACGATTTGAGAATCGACAATTGAAGCACGCAACATTTCACAGGCTTTTTTATCACGACCTACACTTACTGCAAAGGCATCAACATGGCGTTGCATGGATGTTGCAATGGTATCGGACAATTTAGATTGTGCTTTGTCAAAGCCTTTGTAGGCGTTGATAATGGTTTTGGCATGGGCATCAAATGAAGGGATTGATACAGTTTTAACAGTTTGGATATTATCCATGATGATTTTCCTATAAAGTTTAAAAAGTACTGATCTAAACTTAAGGGACTTATTCCCTTAGATCTAATCCAGTAAATGTATTACACCATAAAAACTATACAATGTCAAGTTATTTATAACTGTTCGTTTATACAGTATCTTACTTTCGGCAGCTCTCGCACCCCACCTATCCCCCATGCCCCTAACTGGGCTTTGGAGTCCCCCCGCCACGTTTCCGCTGAGTGTTGCACGTTCCAAGATCTCCCCCAACTTTAAACTGTATACCCATACAGTATAAAAAATCCCATCCCCCAGACCCCACCCCCTTCATACAGGAAACACCCCCCATGCAAAAATAAATGGCACATAGCAAAAAAATATATTACACTCCACACATCGAGGCTGCGTCATACGCCATGTATACACCAATAATTGATTTCGACACCCCGTTAACGGAGTTCACTCCTACATTCCAGTCGTTGGAAGATAGAGTCGCGTCTGCACTTGCTGCATTGATTGACACTGACAATTTGCCAGAACCCACAGATGATGAACGTGCCAGAAGCCGCGAGATATTCATGGGTGAGCGCTCACCAACTGAAGAAGACTTAGCTATACCAGGGGTCATTGTCCATGTGTCGTCTATATTGAACGAGTACGACAAGCAAGTTGTGAAGTCAGCAGTACAGTTGCGAACGTTTGTAACTAATAAGTTAATTGTGGAATCCAACAACATGGATCCCCGCATCAGGATTAAAGCATTAGAACTGCTGGGTAAAGTATCAGACGTTGGATTGTTTACTGACAAGACCGAGATTACATTGCGTCACCGCCCAACCGAAGAACTGGAGCAGATGCTGAGAGAACGTTTGACCCGAGTCATTGAAGGGGAAGTTTACGAATCCACTGACCCCACTCGTCTTAGCAAGAAACCAAAGATTGACATCACGGAAGTAACGGGCTGATGCAAATCCCATCCAACTTGACCCCAGCATTGGTAGCTAAAATTGCCAAGACCATGTCTGCGGAAGATGCGGCGGAATTGATATCCATGTTTGATGAGCTGGAAGAGCGCAAGAGAATCTCAATATGCCAGAATGATTTCTTGACGTTTATTGCGGCGCTGGATCCCAAGTACAAGTTTGGCTTACATCTAAAGAGACTGGGTTCCTTGTTGATGGATGTAGAGCAGAACCTCAAGAATAGAATTGCGGTGTCAATGGCTCCTCGTATGGGGAAATCGCAGATGATTTCTATTTATTACCCAGCTTGGTACTTAGGTAGAAACCCTGATCACAAAGTAATTGTTGCATCCCACACGGCAGACTTGGCGGTTGTAATGGCTCGCAAAGTGCGTAACTTGATGCAAACCCCAGAATACAAAAAGATATTTCCCCAGACCCAGATTGCCCAAGATGCGAAAGCTGCGGGTCAATGGAACACCACGGTAGGGGGCGAGTATTTTGCGATTGGTGTGGGCGGCGCGTTGGCGGGTCGTGGAGCAAACTTAATTATCACGGACGATCCGCACTCTGAGCAGGATTTAAAGTCATCGAATTTTTCGTCGTTGGATGCGACGTACGAATGGTTCACGGCAGGTTTGAGAACGCGTCTTATGCCAGAAGGAAAGATATGCGTGTTGCACACGCGTTGGCATCAACGGGATTTGATTGGGCGTTTGATTAAAGACACCGCCATGAACGAGGGCGGGGATAGCTACGAGTCATTTGAGTTTCCGGCAATCTTAAATGAAGGCGAGCCAAAAGAAAAATCTATATGGCCTGAGCAGTGGAGTTTGGAAGCGTTGCAACAAACCCGGGCGTCTATGCACCACATCATGTGGCAGTGGTATGCGCAGTATCAACAAAACCCGACCGCATCAGAAGCCGCCATCATTAAGCGGGATTGGATAAAATGGTGGACAGAAGAAGACCCGCCTAAGATTGAATTTATTGTGCAGTCATATGATACGGCGCTTACGACCAAAGACAGGTCTGACTTCTCTGTGTGCCAAACATGGGGTGTATTTAAACATAGAACAAGCGCCACGGATCCTATCACTGACAATGTTATATTGCTTAACAATGTTAAAGGCAAGTACGAGTTCCCAGAATTAAAAGTGATGGCGCTTGAACAAGCCAAAGAATGGGATCCGGACAGTGTGATTGTTGAGGCCAAGGCCAGCGGGCAACCGCTTATTGATGAAATGCGACGTTCTGGTCTTTTTGTTCAAGATTACAGCCCAGGTAAGGGACAAGACAAGATAGCTCGATTAAACTCAGTGTCGGACATGTTTTCGTCGGGACAGATTTGGTTTCCAGAAACTTCATGGGCTAGTGCCGTGGTTGAGGAAATATTGTCGTTCCCTGCTGGAGAAAATGACGATCAGGTGGATGCTTGTACGCTTGCGTTAATTCGCGTACGCAAAGGTGGAATGTTAAGACTTACAACAGATGTTGAAGACCCAGAGCCGTATGTTAGAGCACGGCGTGCAGTGTATTACTAGGAGGGAAAGATGGTAACTCAGAAGTTTATGGGTAAGAATTCTTTGATTGATCGCTTGGCAAGCCAAGTTGGGTCAAGAGATGTAGCTATTGGTATATTGCAAAAACGTGGTCAAGCTGATGCTCAAGGTAATTTAACTTCCGCAGGAAAAAAACGGGATGCCATGACCGCTGAAGAACGTGCATTAGACAGAGCGTCTAAGTCATCAGGCAAACCAAGTAGCAGTTATGTTTATGATCCTCGCACAAATCGTGCAAAGTTGAAAGGTTAAAAATGGAAAAGAGTTTGTATCAAGCCCCTCAAGGGATTGCTGATTTGCCAGATGGCATGGACACAGCTATGGAAATTGAAATTGTTGACCCCGAAGAAGTCAATATTCATGCTGGGGGTATGGATTTAAGTATCTCCAAAGGCGGAGACGAGGACTTTACTCGTAATTTAGCCGAAGACATGGATGAAGGGATGCTTAAAACAATTTCTGGCGATTTGTTAGATGACATTGATGCCGACATAAGTTCAAGAAAAGACTGGGCAGAGATGTTTGTCAAGGGTCTTGATGTCTTGGGCATGAAGTATGAAGAAAGAACCGAGCCTTGGAACGGTGCGTGTGGCGTTTATTCCACCGTCCTTACCGAAGCGGCAGTTAGATTCCAGTCTGAAACCATCATTGAGACATTTCCTGCGGCGGGCCCCGTCAAAACAGAGATCATTGGTGCGATAGATAAGCTAAAAGAAGAAGCTGCGGAGCGTGTCAAGGATGACATGAACTACAAACTCACGGAACAAATGTCCGAGTACCGCCCAGAGCACGAAAGAATGCTGTTTAACTTGGGGTTGGTGGGTTCTGCGTTTAAGAAAGTGTATTTTGATCCCAGTTTAGACCGTCAAACGTCTATATTTATCCCTGCTGAAGACGTCATCATTCCATATGGGGCCGCCAATGCGCTGACTGCGGAATGGGTAACGCACTTGATGCGTAAAACCAAGAATGAAATTCGTAAATTGCAGGTGGCTGGGTTTTACCGTGAAGTAGATTTGGGTGATCCCGTAGCAATTCACACGGATATTGAAAAAAAGAAAGCTGAAGACCAAGGATATTCACTTACAGACGACGACAGATACCAAATTGCAGAGATTCAAGTTGAGTATGACCTGCCTGGGTACGAAGATGAAGACGGAATTGCGTTGCCGTACATCATTACCATCGACAGAGCGTCGGGAGAAGTCTTAGGTATCTACAGAAATTGGAAACAAGACGACAAAACCAGGCAAAAGCGGGTTCACTTTGTTCAGTACACATACATTCCTGGGTTTGGCGTGTACGGACTGGGCTTAATTCACTTGATTGGTGGCTATGCCCGTGCAGGAACTGCGCTTATTCGTCAGTTGATTGATGCAGGTACGTTGGCTAACCTGCCCGGCGGCTTAAAGTCCAGAGGATTGCGTGTAAAAGGCGACGATACGCCAATTGCACCGGGAGAGTTCAGAGATGTGGACGTTCCAAGCGGTTCTATCAAGGACAACATTATGGCGTTGCCATATAAAGAGCCGTCTCAAGTATTGTCAGGGTTGTTGGACAAGATAACAGACGAGGGCAGACGTTTAGGCTCTATTGCAGACATGAATGTCAGTGATATGAGTGCAAATGCACCCGTTGGAACAACACTTGCCCTCTTGGAGCGTCAATTAAAGACCATGAGTGCGGTGCAGGCGCGAGTTCACTACTCAATGAAGCAGGAATTCAAGCTTTTAAAGGACATTATCAGGGACTTTACCCCCAGCCAGTACGATTACACACCTGTTTCAGGGCCAAGAACAGCTAAACGCGAAGATTACGACATGGTGGAAGTCATTCCAGTGTCCGATCCGAACAGTTCTACGATGGCTCAACGCATTATGCAGTACCAAGCTGTGATGCAAATGGCCCAACAAGCCCCTCAAATCTACAATTTACCCCAATTACACAGGCAAATGATTGATGTTTTGGGCATTAAAAACGGGGATAAATTGGTTCCAATTGAGGACGATATGAAGCCCGTTGATCCCGTAAGTGAGAATATGGCGTTTCTAAACGGCAAACCAACCAAGGCATTCATCTACCAAGACCACGATGCCCACATTGCAGTACATACAGCCATGATGCAAGACCCGTTGATGGCGGCGCAAATCGGTCAAAACCCAATGGCGCAACAGATGATGGCGGCAATTCAAGCTCACATTGCTCAGCACTTGGCATTTGCATACCGTAAGAAAGTGGAAGATCAGTTGGGCACAGCCCTGCCAGATCCAAACGAAGAAATTCCAAAAGACATGGAAGTTCAGCTATCTAGGCTTGTGGCTCAAGCGGCGCAACAAGTGTTGGCGATGTCTAAAGGTCAGGTTCAGCAACAACAAGCTCAACAGATGGCGCAAGACCCACTCGTTCAAATGCAGCAAGCCGAACTCCAGCTTAAGGCGCAAGACACGCAGACTAAAGCCAAGAAAGTTGAGGGGGACTTGGCAATTAAACAACAAGAGCTCCAACTCAAAATGCAAGAAATGCAGAGTAAACAAGGCATGGACAACCCACAAATGTTGGCCCAGAAGCATGCGATGGAAATGGCGCAAGCCCAGCAAAACATGCAGCAGTTGGCTCAACAGCACCAGTTAGAGTTAGCAAAAGCCTCTCAACAGCATCAACAGAATCTGGCGCATACGCAGCAAACTCACGGCATGAACTTACTAACAAAAGCACAACAAGCTGAACAACAAATGGAGCTGGCTCGTCAAGCCGCTGCCAATCAATCTAAAGGCCAATGATGGACGAGAAACTTTTTGAAGTTATAGACAAGAAAATCGAAGAGATTAAAGTCACTTACAGTGTTCCGTTGACTGACGGAACGGCAAAGGATTTTGGTGAGTACCAAAATATGTGCGGGGTAATCCGGGGTCTTGCCCTTGCACAAAGAGAGATAGCCGACCTCGTGCGAAAATTAAAGGATAGTGACGATGAGTGAACTTTTAATTAGCCAAGATGGTGTAACCGCCACGGCATTGCCTGAGACTTCAGAAGAGAAAGCCAAACAACTTCCTGATCCAGTCCGTTTCCAGATTCTTACAGTCTTACCCGAAATAGACGAAGAATACGAAAGCGGTTTGCTTAAGTCCAGTCAATCCATACATTACGAAGAAGTGCTAACTCCCGTGTTGTTTGTGGTCAAGTTAGGCCCCGACGCATACAAAGACCCGACAAGATTTCCCTCTGGGCCGTCTTGCAAAGTCGGTGACTTTGTAATTGTCAGACCCAATACTGGTACAAGGCTCAAGATTCACGGCAAAGAATTCAGGATCATCAATGATGACTCTGTTGAGGCTGTGGTTCAAGACCCTCGTGGCATTTCTCGTGCAGCATAAGGAGTAAATCATGGCTGAATTTGAAAAGGAAGAATACAAATTTCCCGACGAGAAAATGGAAGTTACCGTTGAAGGGGATGACGAAAAAGTTGAAATAGAAGTGGTAGACGATACGCCTCCAGAAGACCGTAACCGTAAACCCATGACTAATCCACCTCAAGAACTTACTGAAGAAGAGTTGGATAAATACGACGATAGCGTCAAGCATCGGATCAAGCACTTTACCAAAGGCTATCACGAAGAACGTCGTGCAAAAGAAGCAGCCGTTCGGGAACGTGAAGAAGCTGTTCGTATGGCTCAAGCTATTCTCCAAGAGAATAAACAACTAAAGGGTTCACTCTCACAGGGGCAATCCGCGTTGATAGACCAAGCCAAGAAAGTAGTTGCCAACGAACTTGAAAAAGCGCAGGCAAGGTACATCAAAGCTTATGAGTCTGGAGATACCGCAGAACTTGTAGCCGCTCAAACCGATATTTCAGCAATTACGCTAAAAGCAGACAAAGTTGAAAATTTTCGCCCTGCCCCTTTACAAGAGGAGCAAAATGAGGTACAAATACAACAACCGGTATTTAGACAAGCCCCACAGCCTGACCCAAAAGCAGTCGAGTGGCGCGACAAGAATTCTTGGTTTGGACAAAACAGGCGCATGACAAGTTATGCCCTCGCAGTCCATGAAGAACTTACCACTGATGAGCGAATTAATCCATCTAGTGACGAGTACTACCAAAGACTTGATGCAGAAATACGGCAAAGATTTCCAGAACATTTCGGTTCTGCCAAATCCGTGGATGCGCCCCCTCCACCAAACAAAACAAGTGTAGTTGCTCCTGGCACGCGAAGCTCAGCGCCTAAAAAATTCGTGCTTACGAAATCCCAGGAAAACATCGCCAAACGTCTTGGAGTTCCATTGGAACTTTACGCTCGCAAGGCTGCTGAAGAACTTAGAAAAGGTGAATAATCATGTCTGAAACACAAACAAATCGTAAGAGTAGAGATCTAGATACCCGTGAGGGTTCAATGCGTCCAACAACATGGAGGCCACCAGAGACATTACCAATGCCTGATGACCGACCTGGTTGGAAACATAGATACATCCGCTTGAGCACAATGGGAGTGGCAGACCCTGGTAACATCTCTTCCAAGATGCGTGAAGGATACGAACCCTGCAAAGCAGAAGACTATCCAGAGTTAATGATGCACGCCACTCAAGAAGGCCGATTCAAAGGCGGTATTGAAGTTGGCGGTTTGTTATTGTGCAGGATCCCTGCTGAGTTTTTGCAACAACGTGCCGCTTATTACGACAACCAAAACAAAGCTCAAATGGAATCTGTGGACAATACGTTTATGAAAGACAATCACCCAAGTATGCGGAAATTTTCCGAGAAACATACAAAGGTTACTTTTGGTTCTGGTTCTTAAATTTTTTATAGGAGTCTTAAATGGCTTACCCAACTGTCTCAGCACCTTACGGCGCAAAGCCCGTAAACCTGATCGGTGGTCAAGTGTTTGCTGGATCGACAAGAAATTTGCCAATCCAGTATAACTATGGCACTGCTCTGTATTACGGCGATCTGGTTACTTTGTCTGCTGGTTATGTTGTAATTGCAACTTATCCCGTTAGCACTACCAACACTACTGTTGGCGTGTTCTTGGGTTGCTACTACACAAACCCCACGACTAAGCAACGTCAATACTCACAGTACTATCCCGGTAGCGTAACTGCTGGCGACATTACTGCGATCATCGGTGATGATCCTGACCAAGTGATGAAAATTGCTGTTACTACAGGCGCATCTTCTACAACTATTGGTTCAGCTTCTTCCATCCTCGTTGGTGTCAATATGGCTGGTGGAACACAAACAGGTTCTGCGTCTACTGGTAACAGTAGCATGTCTGTTGTAGCTGCTTCTGCAACTACTTCTGGCGGCGGTTTCCGTGTGTTGAACTTGGTTCCTGATACACAAATCAGCTCTTCATGCACCTATGTGTCTGGTGGCGCTGCTTCAGCAACTTCTGTTGTTGTTTCAGGTTTGACCGTTGGTCAATACTTGCCTGTTGGTACTGACGTATTCAACTTGGTAAATGGTCAGTTGCAGTTTACAGGTTCAACCTTGAGCTCTGCTTCTACTGTTTCTACCACAGGTAATACAACCCTTACTATCACTTCGGTAACAACCGCAGTTGCTGGTACTGTTGTATTGGTTCAATCACCCGAAGTATTGGTTAAGTTCAACTTCGGCGCACATCGCTACTACGTAGCATAATAAAGGAGCTTAAACCATGGCTATTTCACGCGCACAACTATTGAAAGAGCTGCTCCCCGGCCTGAACGCATTGTTCGGTTTGGAGTATGCACGTTACGGCGAAGAGCACAAAGAGATCTACGAAACAGAGACCTCTGAGCGTTCTTTTGAGGAAGAGACTAAGTTGTCTGGCTTCTCCGCAGCACCAGTCAAAAACGAGGGTTCAGCCATCGCTTATGACAATGCTCAAGAGGCATGGACAACTCGCTATAACCACGAAACCATTGCTTTGGGTTTCTCAATCACTGAAGAAGCGGTTGAA